TTAAATCAATCCCTGCTGCTTAGCTGCCTGATATTTAGCGACAAATTCAGCATCAAATTTCTGTACTGATTGTGGTTGCTGAATTGGCTGCTGTTGAACATATTGTTGTTGCTGTGGTTTTTGGAAATAGTCGTAAGGTCTATCACCGTCATCTATAACACGTTTACACACATCAGGATTAATCGTTTTAATTCTAGTACCTTGATTTGTATAAGCATAATACTTGCCCTTATATTTAATACAACCAGAGAAAACAGGCTGAGAAGTAGCCGTATATTGCTGATTAGCCTGCACATCATACGGATTATTAATATCATAACTGACATTATAAGCCTGAACTCTTTGCTGATATTCTTGAGCACCTTGTTGCTGATATTGATGAAATTGCTGATTTCTTTTTTCTGGATGCATTAAATCATCGTATTGCTCAGGTGTAAGACTAGCTAAAGTATGTTGTTCTGCAACTTGGTCAGCTATAGTTTTAGAAGACGTAGTATTAGTTGGTGCAACCTGCTGAACTGGTTGAACCTGAGCAGGCTGTTCTTTTTTACCAAATAAACCAAAGAAATTTTTTTCATAAGCTTGTCTGAAACCATTGCCCAATAAAAGAATTGGAATCAATGCAATTGCAGCATATTTAAGCGGAAATGTCTTTTTAACTGCATGATGTTCAGATGACTTATAGAACTTGTATAGATGCTTTGGATAGCGCCAATATTTCTTGTTTAAAGCACTTTCAGCGGTAGATTTAGACCATGTTGTCATAGCCTCGCCAAATTCCCAAATCGTTGCAGCATCAAAACCAAATTTACGTCTTAAAACATAGTGATTGGTAACTGATGCAAGTACATCAGTATTTAGCTTAGTTACTCGTTGAGTAATAAAGTAAATCTCAATACCGAAATGACCATGTAGTAAGAGACCTCGACCAATATCTTTTATTTCTTCCTTTTTACGGATAATGGCTTGTTTACGTTCCCTATCGATGTTCTCCATGACTTTCTTTTTAAGTGCTGGAGTAATGTCCGTGCGTGCATCTACAGCAAGCATACGTTCATCATAAGATGATTCATCAATAGTGAAATCTTTTAATAAATCTTGTTCTGAAAATGCAGGATGTTCATGCGCTTCATCCCAAACGAGTACACAACCGTTAGGCAGATCGCGCCAATCAAAAGGCTGATGAACAGAACTAGACACAGAAATTACACCAGGTATTTTTATGTCAATAATATTCGTATAAACAACACGGCCTTTATTTAATTCTTTAAAAATGCACTCAATAGCAAATAATGTCTTGCCAGTGCGAATAGGTGCTGAAATTAAAATACTCATAATTAAAAGCGCAACTGACGGACGTTATGTCGTTTCGGTCGGTCGCAAGCTCCTCCTCACTCATAACGTCCGTCAGTGCGCCTTTCCTATGAATACTTTGGAAGTGCGGATAAAAGATGCAATTCCAATAGCAGACATAAGAACAGAAAGCGCTTGAGGGATTTGTAATATTGAAATCAGGCCGAAAATTGATGCAGGAATATTGTGAAATAAACCCATCATTTGATTTTGGGCACTAGCGACTAAATCGTTAATCCATGAATATGTAAAAACTGCTAACCCTGCTCCGAGTAGGAGCCGAGCAAGCAATGAAGAAATAACAGCAGAAGCAATAGCAATTAATACAGCAGGCATTAGGCTTTACTCACTATTAGCGCTGCAAACATATAAGCAGCAATCATGATGAAATAACCCGCAATTTGTAGAGCATCACAAAAACGTGAATAACTAAACGTATAAGAACCAAGTGCAGGTAAAACCAATACAACGTCTGGAGGACATTGAGGGCTAGCTTGAAAAGCTCCAGTATCTAAATTTTTTGCAGCAACTTCTTGAGTTGGTAAGTCAGCTTTAAGAGGTGAAGTATCAACTTTTCCAGTTAGAAATTCTTTTATAGAAGTAAGAATGTCATTAGTTGGCTTCATATCAGTTGAACTGCCACCGCCCCCAACAGGCTTGTTGTTAATAGCATTCACCACATCATTAAGTTTATTTGCTGTTGATGTCGTATTCGCATCTACAGCAGCTTTAACATTATTTGTTGCAGCGGTATTCGCATCTACAGCCGTTTTTACCGTAGTTGCATTAGCATCTACAGCAGCTTTTACTTTGTCACCATTTGCATTTACCGCAGCAGTAGTAGCTTTTACGGAGTCATTAACCTTATCTAACTTTTGATTAGTCGTATCAAGCTTTTTAGAAACGTTATTCACAGAATTAACTATTTCATTTTTAACCCACGTCAACTTGTTATTAACTGCATTAATAGCTTCAATAATCGCACGCAAAAGTGCATCATTATTGCTAGTCGGTGGTGGTGGTGGCGGTGGTGGTGGATCCTTAGGGTCAGTCGGCGGATCCTTCGGGTCAGTTGGCGGAGGATCTGACGTAGCAGGTGGATCTGGAATCGGCGGTGGGTCCTTCGGGTCAGTTGGCGGAGGATTGCTATTTTTTACACAAATCTGTTTACCGTTGTACGAACCCGGAACATAACCGCTACCACATCCAGTTGGTGGCATATCGCAATAAGTTGCATTATTTTGACAACCCGATTTAATTGGTGGTGGTGGCGTACCATCTGGACAATAAATGGAGCCATCAGACATACGATTACAGTTATCATTAGGCGGCTGATAACAACCTCCATAAGGATCCTTGGGGTCGCATTTATCTTTAGAAAACTCAGGCGTACAGGTGGGACTAGGTATTTCACTGACAGAACGCAAAACAATTTGCTGATAATTTCCCGTCGAAATCACCAAAGGATTTAACTTGTCCTGTGCGTCATAAACACAAAAAGTACCATCAGGATTTTGTTTACATACACGAAGAGGAATCGGTGTATTGGGTTCAAAATAAGTGGGCACGGGATAACCAGATACGGGACATTTAGTCGGGTCGCCACGTTCAGCAATACCAATTTTGGCGGTATTGCCCATTTCATTTTTAACATTACAGTTATATTTATAAGAACCTACCCCGTCAGATGTAACTGTTGGATTGGTGTAACCCGTGTAGTCTGCATAAGCTTTACAGGCAGCAGCAGGAGACGGAAATTGAGTACTTCCCAAATTACCCAATGAAGTTGCAAGAGTATAATAATAAGCAAAAGCTTGAACTGAAAATAAAGAAGTAATTAGAAGAACTAAATATTTAAGAAATCGCATTTTAAAACCCCTTAAATATTTGATCTATTTAAACAAGGTATAAAATGCGACAGAAGAAACGATTAAAATTATCCAATTCATAATATCACCGTTCATCTGCCGCACCCCAATTATCGACCGAAGAACGCAAGTACCTTACGGACACCCCAAATACCAACGATGATGCCAAGCATCCATTGTGCTGCCGTATCGATCCAAGAACTTGCAGAAGATCCAGAAGTCGCGGTCGCAGGGTCAAAACCACCCGCAGCCATTGCTACTTCTGGAAGCAAAACAGTAGCTACAACTGCAACTACCACCCCAATTGAACGAATCATGTTTTTGTTAGCCATGATATTTTTCTCCTAATGTCCGAACAGCCTAAAAACCCGACGTATACCCCAGACCAGAGCAAATATTGAAAATATCCACGCGAGAATGACGTCACGATCGGCATCTGACAAAGGCGGAACATATGATTGCTCCGACCATTGAAGACACGTTTGCACCCCGTCGGCTGTCGGTTGAGAAAGTTGAGTGCAAACGTAATCCATTCTTATAAACTCTTATCCTGCGTATATTTTTTATATGTATTTTTGGCGAATAAATAAGCAAAATAACCAAATGAAAAAACGCCGAAAATAAAAAAGAACCAGACGATATTTGTCATTTTGCTCTCCCCTGTGATACACTAAAAACTACGTAAGTTATTGATTTTTAACATATTATACATTATACGAACAATCGTATTGTTTTAAAGTAAGCCTTTGATTTCAAAGGCTTTTTTAGTTTTAAATAGCTGGTTTGTTTGGCGGTGTTGGTAGCTGTACATCTACTACAACATATTTAACGCCTTTGCCTGATGTAACCATATCGAAAGTAATATCAGCTTCGATTGGAAAGTCTGATTGCTTAAACTTACGCAGTAACGCAATGTTTGAAGAATCCTGCCAGTTGAAAGTCTCACAACCATTACCAATAGCTGTACCTTGTGACAAATCCATTGGAACTTGGCAATAAAGCGCAACATGATCGTAATGACGACCTGAGCCGTCAGTCGGTTTAAAATCAACAGCTTTAGCGCCTAAAATTTTTACTTTAGATGTATGCATTACATTCTCCGAGCAGTTAGAAGCACATGATCAAGTCGCTTGGGATATGCAAGCGGATCAGAGCAACAAATTAAATTAATGAGTTCTTCAGGTTCGAATACGTCCTTAAAGACGTTGATATATTTGCCATACTGGTGCTTGAGATTCTCAATAGCAGTTTGGAAATTGATTTGTGCTGTTTTACTAATAGTTTCAATACGTTCAGGCTGTAAATGTTCAGCTAGATCACGGAAACATGGATATGCACCAATAAAATATTCACTTGGAGCAAGTAGCATGTCGAAAGGTAAAATACGGTCAATAGCTTTAAACTCGACTTCAGCACGTTGCCAATTGTCCTCTGGATCACCCTCAGCACGACCTTTTTCGTACAATCTCAGATACTTACCAGAATCACGGCTACCGATGCATAAAGTACGACCTTTACCGTTTGGTCTACGCCAATTGCCTTTATGCTCAATGTTTGGAGCACGGTTACCGAGCTGAAAACCCCCTAACCCATCTTGCATATTGCCCCAATCTACACTGACATGTTTGCCTTCAAAATCATCGTGTGCAATGTCTACACGGGTTAATTTCGCTCTTTTCGCTTTGGTAACTAAGAAGTGATAAAGTCTTAATTCCCAACCGCTTTTAGCGAAATTACAGCCACGGCCATTGATCATAATTAGAATCGTATTACGCTGACCACCAATACATAAAAAGCCGAAATCTTCACCTAAAACATAACTTTCATCATAGAAATTAAGGCCTTTCTTACGGCATAAAGTCGTTGTAAAGCCAAAGATATGTTCTAAGTCAGCTTCAAGAGCTTCCACAGCAGCAGTAATACGATGAGATTCAAGGATAAATTCATCTTCTTGCCAGAATCTATCGCCAACAGTCTCAATGCCAAATGTGAAATTGACCCAGTCAATTACAGCAATTTCATTGTCAGCAGGCATTCTGTACTCGATGTGCTTCACACCATCATTGGTCATGATCATGTGAGTTCGAGGAATGGTATATAGCGAATGCTCTTGGAACGGGAGATCGGCGTCTTGAGGTTGTGTATCGGATACCTTTACCCCCATCTTATTAATGGGGGTTACAACTGCCGCTTTTTTCATTCCCCCCGATAATACAGTGGGGATTGGTTGTTTTTTATACTTATCCATTAGCAAATCCCCATCGCTCTAAAATTGTCATTCTCTGCTTTGATAGCGTCACAGTAAGCTGCGACTTTAGGATTCTTATAGCCCCAAGCAAGCATGGTCGACTCAATGTAAAAAAGAACAAACTCAGTCTCGAAAGCTGGATTGCCCCCCACTATTAGCTCGACGCCACGGTCGTGGACGATCTTAGCTACGATCTCAAAAGCTTCTTCTTTACCCATTGCAACAGCATCACATGCAACTATTTGACAGAAATATAACAGAATTGCGCGCAACACTGCAACGTGTGACACAATAATATTGTTGCATTAAACATTGTTGGGACAATGAAATGAAAAAGTCAGACTTATCAAAAACATATAGAGTTCGTGGGGAATTCGTAGAATCGATCAAAGAGAAATCTTTAGATTTCATTATCGAAACGAAAGAAAGAATTGAGGAAGCGGATATTATTAATGCTTTGATTTATAAGCATTTAAGCTCGATAACAGCGAAAGATGTAACAAAATATATCGAAGAAGTAAAAAAAGCAGATTAGTAGTATTTGTTGATCCCGACTACTAACCTTTCCCCTGCTCTGGCGTTCGCATAATGCCGACTATGTAAAAAAACGCCGATTTGCTATGAAAGTATGGCAAATCGGCTATGTTACATAATCAGGCATCACATTATACGAACTGTTGTGTAATTTACACCTAGGTCTTTGATCCTCCTTATTTTTATACACTGGTGCTGTGCTTTGCTTAGCCAACAATGAAATTTTTGGCTAAAGTCTGATAAAAATATTATGTCTTATCTTTCACGCTCCATTTTAGCTATTGCACTACATCCTAGAAAGCATGGCATTTTTATAAATTATTTCTTTACTTTTTTAAGCTTCATTGTGCATTAACGCCAAAACTGTGATTTAACTAAAAATTCAAAATTTGAATTAAATTACAGATATGAAACTTAATTGTTAATTGAATAACCAAATTTAGGCAGCTTTCTTCTCTACAACTGTAAAATAATTTTCTTATATCTAAATGCTACTTATTTAAAATTAAATTACCTAGATTTCAGCAAAGTTACAACTTGCCTCATACAATGAGAGTTTATTTAATTGTGCTAAACAACTCTACTTACTGTTTAAAATGTATTCAATATTGTTCTTATTAACTTAAAGCTTTTATATTTTAATTTATATAAATCACCACAAATTAGAGTTAAAGATCTAATTACATAATTGTTTTTTAGTAAAATATATTATTTTATTAAATAATATAAATTTTTAAATCATCGAGTTTTTTAATTTTTTTAAAAAAATAAGAATATTTTAAATTAAAGCATTCATTATCAGTAATTTAATTTTATACAAACTAAGATTCATTATTTGTTTAAAATGTGATTTTATTATCATTTTTAGCAAAATAGCTATAAAGCAATAACTATTTATATAAATAAAATAATTAGTGAGATATGCGTCACATGTTATTTATTATTTTTTTATTAAAATGAATTTTCATATTGTTTTTAAATAAAAATTATTGTATCTCTTATATTAACTATTTAATAAATAGGTATATATAAAATGAAAAATAATATATTTAAAATTGTAGTTTTGGCGGTACTTTCCACTTCCCCACTATTTTGTTATGCGAATAACACAATAATGATTAAAGGAAATATTGTTGAAGATACTTGTTCTACAGTAAATATTGAAAAAGAATGCGCTCAAATCAATTCTTTGAATACAACTATTGATACTCAATATTTAAACAAAGATAATGTATTCAACTTAGCGCGACATACTGAAAAAATGGATACGAGTATTGAAACTATAAGTGCTAATAAAAAAGTAGTGCTTGTTAACTATCATTGA